AAGAATTTAATGGTTGCAGAACCATTTTTAGCACCGACAGGTGAATTACTTTATTACAAAGTAGGTCAACCGATGGGTGCACGTTCTTCGTGGGCTGCATTTACACTGTCTCACCATTTGGTAGTACAGTTTGCTGCTCACGAATGTGGCAGTTATCCTTTTAAAGATTATATCTTGTTAGGTGATGATATTGTTATTTATAACGATACCGTTGCTAACAAATATAAGGAGGTCATCAATTCTTTAGGAGTTGATTGCTCTCCAAGTAAATCACACGTAAGTGTAAATACTTATGAATTTGCAAAACGTTGGTTCCGAAATGGAATTGAAATTTCGCCGATTCCTTTAAAAGGATTCCTCGCAAACAGGTTAAATCCTGCTTTGTTATTCCAAGATATCTTATCTTTGGTATATACAAATCGAGGGCCTAAGTCCTTTATAAATTCAGTTGAATTAGGAGTTAACTTACTTAAAAGATTGGGTTATACCCAATCTCAAGTTCGCTTTTACTCCCAAATGTTTACTGATCTACGGTTTGTACACCGTGTTTCATCTAAACATCCTGATTTGCAATTACTAAGAAATTTCTTAGGACATGCATCCAGATTCAATGAATATATAATTCCATTTGATGAAGCAACTCTATTGAAAGAATTCAGTAGAACTTCATCTCTGGTTGTGAATGGGATGGTAATGACAGTTTGTCATAATCTTTCTAAGTATTATAATACTTTTGAAAAGAATTTTTCAAACTACATTACAACTCAACATACGTGGTCCGAGTGTCAATCACTTTTTGGATATCATCCATTAGTGTATTCACTTTACTCATCAGTTTGTACTTTTGAGGAGTTGAATAAGTCACTTGGATACACTATCGATCTGAACAGACAGTTAACTACTGTTACTGTTTTAGATCTAGAGAAACTGAAGTTTCAAGCTCGGACTTCTGTGGATAAAGTTTTTACCCATAGATCGTTCGCTCGAAAGCTTCGGAATATCGTTGAGTTTGACCCGTATCAATTAATGGTGAAAGCGCAGACAATGCGTTTTGGGAGATCCTTATTGGATATCCGGTTGGCATTTAACCGTGCTAACCCTAGATTGAAAACAGGGTTGTTAGTGGAAGACACTGTGTTTTCCAGTACAAGTCACAGACAAGATCAAGATTAAGTTTAAACCTTAATTCTTCATTCCTGTGCAGTGTTTGTTGTTAG